GTGTCAATATTAGCTAAAGCAGTAACATTTACTGCTCCTACACTAGCTGTAGCCGATTGTCCAGTTAATCCCATAACCTGATCTGCAGGATCTATTGTGCCAACAGAACCTGTTGCAGAAACACCCGTTAATCCCATAACATCAGCAGGTGCTAAACTACCCGTTGATGAAGTTATGGACTGACTAGCCAGCGTTACCACAGAAGAACCTAATCCTACTAGAGATCCTAAAGTAGTTTCTATTTCTAAGCCTGATAAAATAGCTGCATCATTTGGCACTGTGACAGAACCTAAATTACTTGTAATTGAGAATCCTGATGGGAAGACGGCTGTACCAACAAAGGAAACTGCATCTCCTAAAGTTGAAGTTATAGCTTGTCCAGTCACAGAAACATCTTCATTTGGTGCAACTGCAGTTCCTTGATCTACCGAAACCTCTTGTCCCGTTAAACCCATTAATTGATCTGCAGGATCTATTACACCGACCGATGCAGTAGACGCAATACCTGTTAAAGCAAAAGATACATCTATTACATTTGTAATTGTTCCTAAAGTAGATTGGAATAAGACTCCACCAACCTCTACTGTTTTTGGTATAACTGGTGATATAGATCCAGTTGAAGCTGTTGATGAAACACCAGATGGTTCAACGGTAACTGCAATAACATTACTGATTGTGCCTAATGAAGTAGTAGATGCTATACCTGTTAATGAAACTGTCTCGTCTGCAAGATTACCATACTCACCATCATTCCATGCTTTTGCACCCCAACCGGTTGCAAGTAAAGCATCACGGTTCCAATACGCTTGGCCCCAGGTGAATCGACCCCATCCTGAAGAAACCGACATAGTGGTCCTCCTATGCTAATCTTATGATAGCGTTTGTAGCGTCTGCTGTAGGAAACTGAATTGTGAAAGTTCCATTAGTCGCTGTTTTGTCAGAACCAAAAGCTATTGCAGCAACAGCTTTATTAGACTCTGAAGAATTATAAATTAAAGCACCGTTTGCTGTAAAAGAAGCTGACGAAAAACTTACGTCTGCAAAATCACAGATTGCAGTTGTGCTTGATGCAACTGGAGTCACACTTGTTAGTGTTGCACCACCAGATGTATAGGCACTACCAGATGTGTTTGTAATTTCTTCTGACGTTGAGAATGCAGTAGTTGATGCACCTAATGTTGCATCGCTATCATATAAAGCGATCTTATAAGTATCGCCAGTTGTTGCTGTAAAATCATGAACTCCTTTTAAAAGTTCTACTTTAAAACTTGTACAAATTGCTGATGTTATCGCCATTTTTTATCTCCTATGGGTTTGCTGAGGTTACTGGAATTCTGACTGTACCATCTGTATAGTCATCTCTTCTTCGTCTTCCAACTTGCTCGTTAGCAAACTTCTGTACTTCTTCTTTATACTTTTGCTCGTATAAAGTCAACATATCGATAGGGCCTTTTAAGAAGCCATATGTTTCTGCCAAACAGCAATATAACAGGCCATTTGGGAAGTTTAAACTAATATAGTTGGTATCGTTATTCTCTAAAAGAGCTGGTGCCACGTTATAGTGCACTCTAAATTTGTA